TCACGCACGACAGGCATGACGAACTTCTCCCGCATCATGATGTGCTGAGGGGAAATGTCGGATTTACGCTGTGCAATGAAGGCATCAATGTCGTTACCCGGTGGCCGGACTCGAATCACGTTCGTGGCAAAACACTCCGAACGCATGATACCAGCTTCCTGAAGCATCTTGGACAACTCCTGTCCGGAAGTGCCAACAAAGGGCTGCCCTTCGGCGACTTCGCGTTCGCCAGGAGCTTCCCCGACGATCATGATTCGGGCAGGGCAAGGGCCTACTGGTCTGATTTGCATGTTACCTCCCCGCTGCAAGTGTTGTCTGATTGTTTTGCGATGGTAATGACGGCAAGCTTTTTTAGCCTCTCCACTTCCGCTTTGGCATAGAACAGAATCTTCCGCGCATCGCGGAGTTCATCGCTGTGAGCCGCTCGCCCCATTCGATAGCAAGCGCGGAAGATCTCCCCAATTTGCGAATTCATGTTACGATGGCTGATGAGGTCTTGCAACTCGGTTGCGCCGAAAGGGAGTTGGTAGTAGGAGGCAGTTGAGCCGTTGCTTTGTTCTTTCATAGAAAATCCAGTCCGAGTTGATCGTTTTGCTTGACTTCAGTCAACCGCCGCATGGAAAAGGCGTAGTACTCGGGGTTCATTTCCAGTCCGGTGGCCTCGCATTGGTAGGTGTGGGCAGCGGGGAAAATTGGGCCGGTGCCGCAGAAAGTGTCAATGACCTTGTCACCGGGACGAACACTGCGCTGCAAGAGGTTTTGGTACAGGGAGACAGGTTTCTGCGCGCCGTGGGACATGTTTTCATCACCAGTGGTAGAGACCACATCAGGATAGATATGGGTGACAGGCTTTTTACCCTTGATCGCATAGAGAATGAGCTCGTACTGGCGACGCGGGCCTTGGTCAGGTAAGGGAACTCGACCGGAGTTGATCTTGTGATTGATCAGCGGGGTGCGGAAAACGTACCAGCCAGCGGATTCCATGTAATGCTTGAGTTCGTGGAAGCGGTCAATGTCACAGAAAACGTATGCGTGGGCCTGGGGCTTGGTGATGGTGAAGGTTAGAGGACACCAGGCTTGCATGAGCTTTTGCCAGGACTCATAGGAGTCATCGTAATGATGCTCGATGCCATTGAACTTACCGCCGCCATCACCGAAGTCCTGCGCCCCCATACCATAGGGCGGGTCGGTTAAGATCACGTCGAACTTGCCGGCATTCGCTGGGTCAGTCATGAAGGTCAGACAGTTGAGGTTGAGCAGAGTGTGCTTGTCGGCGTTGAAGGATGCTCCGACAGTTTTTGCCAGCTCGATGTTGCGATTGCGCTCCTCTTCGCGTTTGAGGATTTTGAAAGCTTCGTCAGCGGATTTGGCCTTGGCAATGGCCGGGTTGTCGAGATGCTTGGCAACGATGATTTCCTTCCGGACGGTATCTTGATAGGAACCGTCACGACGCCCAGTGAGTTCCTCGGCAGTGTCCGCAATGGTATGGGCTGGGGTTGCTGGGCTGGCGGATTCCCCAAGAGCTTCCAGGGCCGAGGCCCGCTTACCTTCTTTCTGCGCAGTGCGGAGTGTGTGGAGGCGGGCAACGGCTGCGGCGTGTTCCTGCCACGTCAAGTCCCGACGCTTGAGGTTTTCATCGAGTTCGGCTTCCTCGGCCTCGAGAAGTGTCAATTCCCCGATGTTCGTGAAGGGGACAATACCATTGGCAAAGACCTCGCCGTTGTGCTTAAACGAACCGCCGAGTTCAAAGATTTCACTAATGGCTTTCAGCCGACGCTCACCGGCGACCAGCACCCAGGCAGTTCCCTCCCGGCGCAAAACCGGGGGGTGGAGGAGTTGCCCGTCCTCGATGGAGTTCTTGAGTTCCTGCAGGGCTTCGGGATCGAATTCCTGCCGCTGACGCTCGGGCTTGATGATGATTTCGGTTAAGGGAATGGTGTGCATGAGAATAACTCCTATGAGTTTCAGGGATGGGTGAAAATTGACCGGGAACCGGACGCGAGAATGCCTCGCCGTGGGCCAGAAACGGCCCGCCATGCGGTTTGCTTTTCACGGTGGGGGTTAGGTATTGCCGGGGCCAAGACAACGCCGATTGCGCGGTCGTCTTTGTCATTCGATTTGACTGTTAGTATCACTGGCAAGTGCCCTTAGTGAAAGTATTATCGGAAAGAGTGAAGCCCCCGAACAGGCACGACAGGCAAGAAGGGAGTGGAGACTTGCTTATCGGGGCTCATCCTGCCGGAGGCTTCAAGGAAGGGGACTTGGGACTAGCCGGATCGGGCACTGACCCGGTTACCCCGCTTTCGTAGTGCTCCAAATCCCCTTGCTTGAAGTGCCCCGGATTAACCGCTCCGGGGCCGGCGGTGGCTTCGCTAGCCTTAACCGAGCTTGGCTACGCCCTTGACCTCAGCATAGATGTTCTCGCCGTCGATGCGGTGGGAGACATTGACCTTGGCGACGCGACCCGCGAGCATGGAGAAGGAGAACGGCTGGCCGGGGGCGTTGAGGTTCGTGGCCTCACGCAGGCGACCCAGGCCGACGTTACGGCCCTTGCCCATGTCCAGACCACCGGATTCGGTAAGGTCGAGCATGATGCCTTGCTTCACGGTGACTTTGTCACGGCCGAGAAGTTCCTTGACAGCGGAGTCGTCGACCATCCAGGTAATATCCAGGGTGAGGCCGGACTTGGAGGGGTCTTGCTTGGACTGCCACTGGCGGCACTTGACTTCTTCCACCACGGCAGTGTATTCACCGACAGGTACGGGAATGGTCTTGGTGTCATTGGACTCGGTAACTTGCGTGTCGAGGAATTGATCGGGATTGAACATGGTAAGGCTCCTTGAAAGTTAAATGAAATGTGGCTGGATGGAACCCGCTTTACAGTCAGCCACCAACCGTCATGCGGGAAATTCAATGTTACGGGGGGATGCTACAGCGTGTCAACGACTTTCGGGGAAGTCTTAGGCAACACCTCCACGCGCTTTCCATTTGGCGACAATCCCTGCGAAGGTCGGAGGGTTGTCGGCCCTGATTGGGAGGTTGCGGGTTTTGAGGTCGGCTTGGACGTTGGCTGTGTCCCAAGTCCATTTGTCACCCTGACGGACAGCGAGGATCACGTCAGAGAACATAGGCGGGATCTTGGGGGCCAAGGCACGGCCAAGGGTCGAAACGGTGAGCTTCACCCCGCCGAGGATCATGTCGGTTTCGCGCTCGACGTGGGCCAGAAGGACGAAATGGCAGGAGCAGGCATCGCAGATCATGCGAAGGAGTTTTTCGACTTGGTCTTGGGCAATGCCCCAGTCGGATTGCGACTTGACAGCCTTTCCGCCAACAACCAAGGACATGGCGCACTGGCCCAGCCCGGTCATACCGTCGATGACGAGGACTCGAGAGGGTGCCCAGGTATTCACCGGGCCAAAACGCTTGCCCACACGGTCACAGGGGAAGTCGTTGAGGGCTTGGAGGAGCTCGATGAAGCGGTTGTGCTTGGAGCGGTTGGGGTCGGCCATCTTGGCAAGTGAGTCCAGGGACAGCGTGTTAATCTTCTGCGCGTTGTCGAGGAGCTCCATGAAGGAGGCTTGAGGGGCCTTGAGCATATGCCAGTGGAGGTTATCGGGGATGGGCAGGCCACGGTCGGTGTAGTAGCCTAAAAGGGCTTCGAGACCCGGCTCGAGGGCGAGGTAGAAGACCTCGAGGCCTTGATCGACAAGGGTGCCGATGGAGTGGGTCTTGCCAGTACCGGCTGGGCCAATAAGCAGGACGTTGAAGCCGGGAAGGACGGACTTCACCGTGTCGGCGGTTGCCGGCGCTTGTTGTGTTGTAGTGTTCATTGCCACTTTCCTTTTGTGAGTTGATGGAACTTGTCAGCGAGCTTGACCCAAACCACGCCAACGGAAAAGATTATACACGAAACCAGCCAGAAGGCAATGATTGCGAGGATGAAACTTCCGAGGATTTGCATGGTTTGGGTTCCCAAGGGTTAAGGGTTAGTACCCCTTCCCGTGTTTGAACGGGCGGGTCAGGTTGTACTGCAATTTCGCGTTGAGTGCTCCGCCGAGGTCAAGGCCATGGTGTCCGGCGAAGTCCAGGATGCGGATCACGCAGTCCGCGAGTTCTTCTTCCAGCCCGGTAAAGTCCTCCCCGAGGTGCTCGGAGGGCAGGGACTTGCGATCAGCTTCCAGCGCCTCCGACAGTTCCGAATGCATCAGGGCAATTTTCTCCCCGGTGTTGTCGGACTGCCAAAAGCCCTGGGCTTCGTTCCACTGTGCGATGAGGGAGCCGAAGGTTGCGAGACTGGCATTGAAAGCTGGAGCCGCCGCAGCCATTGCGACGCTGGTGCGGTCAACAAGGATTTGACGGGCAGCATCGGGTTGACGCTTACTATTTGTAGCCATTGGGTATCCTTTCCCATGAGTCAAGGTGTCGTTCAAGTTCCCATTGCAGCACCGACACCGGAAGCGCTGCAAGGAATTCGTGATCCCAACCCCGCCAGACAGAGCCCGGCCACTCGGTCAAGAAGGACTGCCGGGGGCCGCACTTCCTGCACATTGTGCGATAACTCTGCCAGGGGGTTGAGGAACCGTCAGGCCGAAGGCAAGGGAACTTAGCAAAGACCTCACCGCAATGGGAGCAGAAGTAAAGATCGCTGGTTGGTTCCATCAGGGTTGCATGGTGCATAGTGCGGCCGCGCTGGGCTTCCCCGAGGAGCTTGCCTTCGATGAAAAAGAGCTGACGGTAACTCATGGGTATTACGCCGGGGTAATAGCCGGGGTGTTATTCCAGCTGGCTTCCCACTGTTCCAGCGTCATCTCCTCCCGCGCCAGCGGGTCCCAGACGCGTTGCTCGAAGTACATCGGCAGCCACGAATCCGGGTCGGGGGATTTGCAGGTCTGCAACATGGAACATCCACCGTACTCGGCGCAGGCGTGATCGAGGGCGTAGTCATACCAGCCGTCCTGCCACATCTTAACCATACGCCCGAGGTCGCGGACGGTTTGCTCCAGCCAGCGATCAATCTCCCACGGTGCACGGTAGGTGATGGCTTGCTGGGTGTCGTATTTGGTCTTGAGGATGGAGACACCCCGGATGATCGTGCCTGCTGGATTGAGTCCGGCCTCACGGCAAGCCCAGCAATACCCGGTGAACTGCGCCCGCATTTCCCACTGCCGCGACCAAGACGCCCCGAGGCTCGAGGTTGTCTTTTCATCCACGACATAAACCCCGTTGGCGAAGTTCATAATCGCGTCGGCCCGTCCTGTGTAGAGTATGGGGTCGCCGGTAATGGGGTGAGGGAATGGGAGAGGCTCGGCGAAGGAAAACTCAATCCCGCGCTTGCCGCCGGCCATCAGCACCGGCTCCATCCCGTCATCGCCCAGGGGATAGTTCTGGAAATAGAATTCCAGTGCCCCGCAGGTGCGTTCGAGGGACTTGGCTGAGTCCGGCGGACACTCGAAGTCGCCGTAGCGCTCGATCAGGGCTCCAAGGCCAACACCTTCCGCTTCCTCGCGGGTCATGCCGAGTTCATAGAAGCCTCTCCGCGCCGCCTCAATCCCGGAGGCGAAGGCACCCCCAGCGACTAGATGGACTGACTCGGCCTTCGGCTTCCAGTGTTGGACGTACTGGCGGAAGAACTTCTGGGGGCAGGAGCGGAAGGTTGCCAGCATCGTGGAGTCGATGGCGTGAGGGAACATGGGCTTAGACATTTGGTAGCTCCTTTACTTCTGAAGCCTCGAGCAACAACGGTGCATCAACTGCTTCTTGTAGAGCCCGATCAGCAGCTTTAGCCTGAACTTTGGCCTGTGCCACGGCATCTTCCTTGATAACTTCAAAAATCCGGCCGATCGAACCAGCAGATAAGACGAGGGTTTGCTGCCCTGCGGTTCCAGTAAGGGTAACAATGCCTTTGAGCTGCCCTGCATCGGATTCGTAGGATTCTTGGCGTTTGATTTCCAATCGTGTAACTTTCATGATATGAGCCTTTCTTGTGGTTGAGTGGTATTACAGATTGTCCAATTCGCCGAGTAGGTCATCACTGTTGATGTTGGCCTTGGCCCGGCTAGTGGCCTTGCGTTCGCGCGAAACCGCGCTGGTTGCTGCTGCTCCGACGCGATCCTGCCGCAGGGCGGCAATGGCCTCGCGCATCTCCTCTTGGGTCAGAGTACCCTCGCGGGCTTTCTGGCGCCAGAGTTGAATCTTGGCCTGCATTTCAGGGGATTGTGCCATGTCAGGTTTCCTTTAGAATGGGTTACGAAACGTCGGGGTATTATGCCCGGAATGCCTCAGTCGTGCAAGTCTTTCCTCACCGAACTTGGTGGCGGCGGATAAACACTTCGCCGGAGGGAAGGATGCACGCAGGCAGGTCATGTAGTTGGCTTCGACAGCAAGGCGATGCTCGCGGCGGAGGCGGAGTTCCTCGCGCTTGCGGGTATCGTAGTCGGAACCAGCGTGGGCCAGGAGACAGAACCCGGACAGGCCGAGGGTCACTGCAGTTAACTTAACCAAGGTAAAGCTCCTTCCGCGGACGAGTACAAGCAACGTACAGACACCGGAAGGCCTCTGACCGATTGCGATTGATCAGAATGTCCTTCCAATCCACGAACACGGCTTCGTAAGTCGAACCCTGTGCGCGATGGGCAGTGATGGCGTAGCTGTGACGGATTTTGTGGAAGGCTTCCTTGAACTCCCAAAACACTCCCCACTTGCGCCGTTCGATTCGCGCGGCCTGGGCAAGTTCTTCGACCTTCCGGTCATGAGCCAGGCGACTATCGGGGTGAAGGACTCGAAAGACCACAGGCCGATTGTCATCAGTAGTCACACTGACCCGCCAGACCTTAAACTCTTTCCATACCGGATGCCATTCTTCCTCCACGCGAGTAATGCGACCCTCGTCGTCAGTTGTGCCGATGGTTTCATCGTTGAGGTCTTTCGCCGGTTCGAGGAGGATGATCCGGTCGTCAGGCAGCCACATGGTGGAAGCTGCGTTGTCGAAAATCCGCTGCCGGATGCGGGCATTGAGGGCATCGACAGTCACATTTCGCCATGCAACGGCCTTGGCATTGTTGGCTTGACTGAACCGGCCTTGGCCCGCAGCATCGAGGATGCGCTGTTCGAACTCCCCTTCGTTGCAAACCCAAACTCCTTCACCTTCGGCGTTGTCGTTGGTGCGGAGGAACTTGGGGGCTGGATGATCGACCTGGGTTCGGAGATGGGTGGCAAGGGTCAGGATTTGGTTGTCGTGACGCATGACAGTTCGCAACTCCGCTGCGGCGTGGCAGTGATTCCAAACCGGGGAGCGGGGTTCGCCGACCGGAGGCAACTGTGCCGGATCACCCATGAAGATGAACTTGACGTTTTGATTGTCCGCGACTTGGCGAATGAAACGGAAGAGGTTGCTGTTAATCATCGAGGCCTCATCCACGATCACGGCTTTGTATTGGGTAAGGTCGAGCGGGTCTTCGGGTACTGTGAGTTCCTTGACTTCCCCATTGGCTTCGAGTCGGAGGCCCAGAAGGCTGTAAATTGTCCGGCATTCGGGCTTGTAGTCCTCGCGGGTAAGGGTGTCGCGGATAACCTTGGTTGCCTTGTTTGTCGGGGCGGTGAAGATCATGCGACCACGGACAGTATTGACAAGATGCTGGATGCAGTATGTCTTCCCCGTTCCGGCATAACCGGCCAAGAGGAAGAATTGCTGTTCGGGGTCAGCCAGAAAGGTTTTAATGGCTTCGAGGGCGGTGCCCTGTTCAAGTGTGAGGCTCATTCGAGTGTTCCTTTGAAAATGGAGAGGGAGCAGGTTTCGATTTCTTCATCGTCGAGAAGTTCGAACTCCGGGGCCGTGGCTTGCCAGATAAAGGTTGGAATGCCTTTGGTTTTTGCAAACTCCATTTCCGCTGCAATCCCACGACTTTCACGCCAGCCATCCATTGGCAGCACAATCAGCCAGTCACAGGCTTCAAGCATCGGCAGACACTGCGCCATCCAGAACTCATGGCTGTGAGCGTTTTTGTTGTGGAGGTGGTCTGCGACTGCATGGCCATGGGTGATGGGGCTGAACACAACATAGCCCTGCTCCATCAAGCGAGCCGCGATTATTGAAGCGATCTCAACCCGGCTGTTGCGGGCGGTTGAGTTCGGGGAACTGTAAGGCGATGCGAGGTAGATCTTTTGCATTTTTTACTCCTCAAAGTCAAGGTAGGTTGGTGAAACGGAAAGGACCGGAATTCCGGCTTCCATCAGGGCTTGCTTGGAAAACCGGAGGTTGTCTGCCCAGCGGCGCTCGAAACCCGGGTTGGCAAGGTAGATGACGACGGACACTCCGGACTGGATGAGTTTGGCAGCGCAGTTGGAGCAGGGGTGGCGGGTGATGTAAGCGATTGAGCCGCGAACGGACTGGGTAGCGAAGAGCAGCGCGTTTTCCTCTGCGTGGATTGTCAAGGCAAGCTTGGCCTCGCGGTCGAGCAGGCGCTCCACGGTGTCGGCAATGCCGGCGGGCAGACCATTAAACCCCATCCCGATCACGCGCTTGCGCTCGTCGGCCAGCACACAGCCGACTTTCGTCGACGGGTCTTTCGACCAAGAGGAAACTTCCAGCGCGAGGCGGAGGAAGCGGATGTGCCACTTGTCAATAGTCGTCGTCATAATCACGCTCCGGTGGGCTGGCAGGATTGTGGGAAAGGCTGTTGTCAAGGGGTGTGACCTCGCAGCAAGTGGTTAGGAATTCCAGTCGACGATCGACTCCGGGGGCACCCCAGTATTCGTAAGGCCCGATGCCGGTGTCGATGAACTTGGCGGTCGCCCGTTCGCGGCAGGACTCGCAGATGTACTCCCCACCGGGCCAGCTGTTGCCGAGGCACTTGCCCCCGCCTTCCCGGTGAGGGAATGGGTATGCGCCGCAGTAACAGACCTCATTGTGTCGTTTGACTTTGGGCATGGTTAGTCTCCGACAACGGCTGCGCGTCGGTCAAGGTCTTGGCGGATCAGGCCTTCAATATACCGTTGCCAAGCCCCGAAAGGGACTTTGCCTTCGAGGTCGGAGTAGAGTTCTAGATCAACACGAGCGACAAGGTCTTCAGGCAGGCTGATGTTCTTTTCAATAGGCCGGATGGCCTTACGCGGACGGGGCATCTTTCATCTCCTTGGTGATTGCGAAAACAGTGACTTGACGAAGCTGCTTGTAGCGGATTGTAATTTGATCCCCGACTGACAGGTTCCAGAGATTTGCATAACAGCCTCGGGGCTGAACGACGAAGTCCTTCCCGCTGAGAAAGGCTTCCATCACGGCTTTCTTGGACTTGTAGTCACGGCCATAGGCAGGTGTGAGGGTGAGGGCGGTCATTGCTGATCCCCTTCATTAGCCGGGGGAAACCCACAAGCAAGCAGGAAAAGCGGTTTGTTAAAGCTGGCATGGCTTGTAGCCAAGATGTCTGCGATGTTCTCGGCAAGATTGCGGACTGTTTCCAGATCATCTCCGTGGTTGGACTTGAAGGCCTTTGCGATTGCTTCAAAATGACGGCGGCTTATTGACATTTGTCTTGCTCCTTGTTGTATGAAAGGTTTGCTGCGGCGCATTCGGCTTGCCGGGCATCTGCATAATCCATCGAGCCGACAAAGCCGTAAAGTAACAGAATGGCGAGTATGGCTGCCCAGGGATGGTGTTCAAAGAATTTCATCTTCGCACTCCTCGGCGGTTTCCGGGTCACAGGCTTGGAAGGTTTCCATTGAAATTTCGCCTTCTTCAATCTCCTGTTCGATGGTGTCTTCAAGTTCCTGAAGCATCACATCCCCAGTAGTTTCCCCCGCGAGGAGGTCAAGCTCCAGTTGCCCATCCTCTTCCATAAAAACTTCCCCCAAGCTGGAGAGCATCGGCATGTTCCAGGCATCTTGCATCGGCAAGCCGGCGGTGCTTAGGCATTCATGGCAATAGCCGACTTGCTCCTGGGTGATGTACTGGCTTGAGGGCAAGCCTTCATGATCGTCAGTCCGTACCAACCGGGCCGAGTCTTCTTGCCGACGGTGCTGGAGGAGCTTGTACCAAGCATTAAACCGGCGGAACTCATGCCCGCAGGAGCAGGTCGTGTGAATGAAGTGCGCGACGGCTTCCACCGGCTCCCAGACATGCATCTGTTCGGCAAGGTGG